GCCCACTCTGCTTTGCAGAAGCTGAAAGCCATCGTGGAAGTAGAGCAGGACGGCGAAACGCTCTGGCAGGGGCGCGTCATGAGCCACGACATGGACTTTTATCTCAATCAAAAAATCTACTGTGAGGGCGAGCTGGCGTACCTCAACGACAGCTCTATGGTCCCGTACAAGTATGAGTGGATCACCATTTCGGAGTTTCTTGGCAAAGTGCTGGACAACCACAACGGACAGACTGAGGGCTACAAGGCCTTTTACCGTGGCACCGTGGACGCGGGCGGCTATCAGATGGTGCTCTATGCCACAGGCTGCACCGTCCAGAGCCACAAAGACGAGGACGATGACGGCAATGTAGACCGCTGGTATACCTACCACGATCAGAGCGGCAGAATACTGGCTTCGATCAATGATAACCAGTCCAACTGGAATGATAACCCGTCCAACTGGAAAGTGGGCTCCACCCACTACGTCGGCGGCAAGGATTATGTATGGGGCCAAGCTCAGGATGCCGCAACGGCCATTACAAAAACGTCCGACACTCTGTATACCGTCAGCGCGGGCGTCGTATACAGTGATAGCTCAAAAAAGACCTATGTGGCCAATATCAAAGTGGTCACGTCCGGCAGCACAAAGCGGGCCTTGTTTGAGCCAACCGACACGGAAAGCGACACCTATACCGTAAATGTTGCGGATGATGGTAGCGTGACCGTGACCATCAAAGCCAAAAATGTTGTAACCGGGGCAACGACCACCACCACCGGCGTGGGCTATGTGCTGAAAAAAGAGTACAACTTATATACCTTTGGCGACGGCAAAAATTTTGGCGTTACCTGGGATATCCTGCAGTCTGAACTCACGGACACCTACGGCGGGCATTTTATCGTGCGGAGAGAGAAGCACCCATACTGGATAAATGGAGAAACTCATTACATCACCCTGCGGCATCTGGATTATGTGTCCAATGTCACCGAAAAAACCGGGCAAAAAATCGAGTTTGGCGAGAATCTTTTGGATCTGGACAGCTATGTCAAGGCAGAAAACATTGTCACCCGCGTCATCGCGGTGGGCTACCGGACAAGCGGCTTCTGGGTGTGGAAGAGAACCAATACCCTTACGGCCACGGCCAACGACTACGCCGCCCAGAAGTACTATGGCATCATCACACGGGTCATCGTGATTGAGGGCACATCCTCTACCACAGAGACCCTTTTGAAAGCGGCTCAGAAAGAGCTTGCAAAAAATCTGCGGTATCTGGATGGCATGACCATCTCTGCCGTAGACCTGAAAGACGCGGGAGTGGATACCGAGCGCCTGCAGTTTATGAAGAACGCAGACATCATCTCCGAGCCCCACGGCGTGCACACGTCTCTGACCTGCACCAAGCTTGTGGAGCCGCTGGATAAGCCGGACGAGAAGAAATTCACCTTTGGGATTGACTTCTCTTCCATCTCTGACCTGCAGGCCCTCAGCGCCCGCAAAGCCACCAACGCTTTTGATATGGCGCACTCCGCCGTCATGAGCTTTAACGACTCTACTCCCGCCAGCCTGAGCTTGGACGAAGAGGAAGATTTGAAGTAAGGAGAAAAATTATGGCTACGAATCTTACTGACATCATCAAAAAAGTACGCACTGCCTTGCGAGGTGAAGAGGTGCGCGGCAGCATCGCCGACGGGCTGGAGTTTTGCGGGCATATTTCCGAGAATGCAAAAGCAGATATGGAGGCAACTGCCGCATCCACCAAAGCAGATATGGAGGCAACTGCCGCATCCACCAAAGAGCAGCTGTCTAAAGACATCGACGCCAAAGCCGCAGAGACACTCAAGACCATCCCGGAGAGCTATACGGATCTTGATGGGAGAGTGAAGCAGATACGAAAAGAGCTGTCTGATACAAGCCGTGGGATGATTTTACAAGTGTCTACAGATGAAAATACTTCATACAGCGTAGACGATATAGATCAAGATTATGTTGTCAAAGTATCTCCTGCAAATGCGGGCGTGTCGATAAGTGAAATTGATCAATCCGGCGTCCAAATAACACATAAATTTTTCTCATATGTATCAAAAAGTGGATTGTATCGACTAACTCCATATTCATCCTCGCCCATTGCAAAATTAAGATTTACAGATATGACTGAAAAAGTCAGTATATCTGTATACTTTCCAAATGATAAAAAAAATCTTGCAACTTTTTTCCCGTCTCAATTTCGACCAAAAGGAATAATCCAAGAAAGAAACACAATTTCCGGATATAGAATCAATGCAACATCGAAAAAATTAGACGTAGTCGAAACAGGAAAAATAACTTTTTATGATGTGAGCGGGTGTGACTATATACAAATCAGCCCCTTTAAATTCTACGGGAAATATGGATGTGCATTTTTTGCATTAAACGGGTTTTCCGGAAATATTAGTGTATCAACCGATAGATTAAAAATAATTGATGCAATTGAGACTTCGACTTTTGATGAAAAAATTCTTCAGGTTCCAGATGGATGTAACTTTTTTGGAATAACATGGTTAGATGAAAATAGTTATAGTCCGAAAGTCGTAAATTTATTGTTTTCTGAGAAAAAAGATAAAAACTTAACCGATTTTTATGGAATTTTTAAAAACTTTTCTTCTCAAAATGGGTATATGTCACTTTCTGTAGCTGCTAACTCTGCAAAGTCTACAGCATTAACTGCGCCGACTTTAAAAAAGCTTACAAAAAATGGTATTGTGTATGGCCATATGGGGCAAATTATAATAAAAAATGGCGTGTGTTATACCACTTTTTTACAAAACAGCGGAACGGATGGAGAAGCCCTATACAGTGAAACAAGCGAACTTGTCCTTGCAAAATTTTTGCTTTCAGATGCACTGTCGGATAGCTTTTCGCCTGATACAAACACTCAAGTCAAAGCAATTGGAAAACTTGGAAGTGCTTGTGCAGGACATATTGCAAAATCAATATATAAGGATAATGCAATGTGTTTAATTGGAAATAAACTGTATATTACGTTTATGTTTATTTCTGAGACCGATTCCGATGCACACCTATTTAGGAAAGTATATAATATCAGTTCTGACGCATTTGAGGACGAAGTAGTTTGCGAAATTGAATATAAGGGTAAAACATATCCGTTTACAAACAGCACAATCAACATGATTTACGAAGAAAATCGTTTAAATCAGAATGCTAGCGGAATCATGGAAATTGTAAGCGAATGGAGCGAATACAATTCAGAATACTATGCAACAGGAATCAACGGTGAAAAGCCAAACAACGGTTTTATTATTAAAACGTCTGATTTTAAAAAATATTATTTTGTTGATGTTTTACCATTCAATGACAACGGAATAGCAGAAATTGCATCTACTATATACGATAACAAATTGTATGTTGCGTGTCGCCAAAATTACGGACTCCCATATCTACTTTTAGCTTTTTATAACCTACAAAACGAAACATGGGGTACGCCATACAGAATTCAAGATGGGAATGTAAGACCTTGGTTCTACAAAAAAGACGGGGCGCTATATCTAATTAACACAATCGAAGAGTATTACCGCAGATACACTAATATTTCTAATGTTTTAACATCCGGTTATCTTGGACCGTCTGCACCAATCAAAACAATTGCTACGTTATATAATTGTGGAAGTTATATTGCAACATCGGAGTATGACGGAAATACATACTATGTGTGTACATATAACGGAACAATTTATTTTGGAAAGCTGGATGTTATCCAATATAACGATACTACCATCAATAACAAATTGCTAAAACTACTGGAATGATATCCAAGCTCGCAGCAATAGAAAGCTTTATCTTACCAAAAACCGAAAGGACGTGACCACATGAACCTCCTAAACTTTCTCTCCCGCCTCTTTTCCGCCCTTGCCCACGCAAAGGAAGCGGCAGACACCTCCACCGCACAGCCTACTTCCTCTACGGTGTCCACTGTGGACACCCAGAGCGCCGCTCCTCCCGGCTGGGGCGGGCCGCTGCCTTACCGATACATCGACGTGAGCCGGTATCAGGGCAAAATCACCCTCGACGGCTGGCGCAAGGTCAAAGCGTCCGGTTACAAGGGCGTCATGCTCAAGACCGTGAGCACCAACCGCAAGCTCTCCAAGCGGGCAGACGGCCTGTACATCGACCCGACCTTTGAGCGCAACTACCGCGGCGCCCGGGCCTCTGGGCTGGACGTGGGCGTCTACTACTACACCTACGCCACCAGCGAGGCTATGGCAGATGCAGAGCTGGCCCTTGTGCGGGAAGCGGTACGCGGCAAAGAGCTCACCATGCCCGTGTGCGTGGACGTGGAGGAAAACAAGCTCAAACCCATGAGCACCCTCGACCTCACCAACGTGGTGGCGTATGCGCTGGAACAGGTGGAGAAAATGGGCTTTTACGCCCAGCTGTACACCTACACGGGTTACAGCTATGAGTTGGACATGCAGCGCTTGGCAGGCCGCTGGGACGTCTGGCTGGCCGACTACACGGGCAAGACGCCCAAAGTGGATTACATCTACCACGCCCACCAGCACACCAGCAAGGGCTCTGTGCCGGGCATTACGGGAAATGTAGACCTCAACGTCACCACCCGCAACTATTCGAAGATCATCAAGACAAAGGGCCTGACGCGGCTCAGGGAGGGGTAAATGGAGATCCTTTCTGCATTTGAAGCATGGTGGGCCCCCGTCGCCATCGTCTTTGGTGTGCTGGCATCTCTGGACAAGGCTTTTGACCTGTACAAGAAGTATAAAGGGCTGGCACAGGCCCCCGACGATGCACAAGACAAACGGCTGGATGAGCTGGACAAGCGCGTGGGAGTGCTTGAGACGGGCTACTCTAACCACTCTGCCGCTCTTGGCCGTGATCTGGAGCATTTTGGGGCGCTGGAAAACGCCATCACCATCCTTTTGCGCTCCAACCGCGCCGTTTTAGGCGCTCAGTTGTCAGGTGATAATATCAAAGCAATGGAACAGAGTGCGGAAGAAATCGACAAGTTTTTGTATGAGAGGAGAGAAAACGCATGGACGCAGCAGCAAAAATCCTGAGCGCCGTCCCGGGCCCGGTGGCCCTGGCTCTGATGCTGGGCGGCTTTATCTTCTACGCCCTGGGCTGCATCCGGCTGGGGTATGGTGCGGCGGTCAAGCCCACCGTGCTCCAGCTCATCGAGCAGGCAGAAAAGGACATCCAGGGCACCAAAAAAGGCGCGGAGCGCAAAGCCTGGGTGGCTCAGATGCTCCGCGCGGCCCTGGCTTCAAGCAAGTACGGAAAATTCATCTCGTGGGCCATCACCGATGAGACCATCGGGGTGGTGATTCAATTTTTCTTTGATCGCATGAAAGCGGCGCTGCAAAAGCAGTAAGGAGGATACATACTATGATTATTACCGGCATGGCAGAATACGAAAGCGTGTGCAAGAATGCACTGGTCGAGTGGTACAACGCGCACCGCGAGACCAAAATCACCCTCGAAAACGTCTTTGTGGTCTGGGCTTGCAAGACGCTCCAGAACTACAAAGCGCTACTGTCTACCACCGTGAACGGTGACGGTATCTATGCCGAGTACACCTACAACGGCGATAAGCAGGAGCTGTACGAGGATGTGTACGGCAAGCTGACCAATCGCTGCATCAAGCAGCTGTAAGGAGGATATCATGGAAAGCACTACATACCGCCATCTCGGTGACATCACCGAGATGTACGCCGCACAAGAGCAATTTCGTCACGTCACGAAAATGGTCTGCGCACGTCTTCGTGGCCTCACGAAAACATACCATCTCGGCAATGTCAACAAACTGGTGACATTTTGTCACCGTTTTGCCGTGCTTGGCAATATGGTGCGCAATGTCGGACAGCTGCCGCAGCCTTTCTGGCTCGGTGCTGCCTGTGGCGGCGGCTCGTGTAGTGCTGCCACTGTGCCTGCAAGGACTTGACCGACAGCAGATGACAGCCGCCATCAAAAGCGCACCGCTTGGGAGGGTAGACCGAAAGATAGCCTTACTGCGGTACGTTGAGCGGCTTCCGCTGCCGGACATTGCAGCACAGGTCCACTACTGCCGCCAGTCGGTTTCGGCCCGGCTGGACGGAATTGCAAAAGTTTTTGAGTAAGAATCCCCTGCTTTTCTGAAGCCTTGCGTACCACGCGAGGTGTTCTGTAGGAAAAGCGGGGGATTTTTTGTTTTACAGGTGATTTTTCAAGCGCTCACGCGGCTTTGTGCCGTGTGGGCGCTTTTTCTTTTTGTCCTTCGTTTGACGTTCGTTTAACGCATGGATTCAGCAGAAAAGGTACTATGGTCGCAAAGGGAGGGGCGCACCATGTGGCACAAGTTTAACCCGAACCCGCGCGGGAGCAGCGTCGGGGACTGCGTAGTGCGGGCGGCAGCTGCGTCCACCGGTCAGAGCTGGGAGAAAGCTTACCTTGGGCTTGCGCTTACTGGCTTTATCATCGGCGATATGCCCAGCGCCAACCGCACATGGGGCGCATACCTCCAAAAGCGCGGGTTCAAGCGCAGTTTGGTGGAGGCAGACTGCACCACCTGTTACACCGTGGCAGATTTTGCCCGGGAGTACCCCCGCGGTGTGTATGTACTGGGCTGCTCCGGCCACGTTCTGACCGTCATCAACGGTGAGTGGTGGGACAGCTGGGACAGTGGCGCAGAGTGCCCGATATATTACTGGTACAAGGAGGACTAAGCGATGCCATACATTCCATACGGATACCAGCCTGGCTATTATGGGCAGGCAATGCCGGATCAGCTTGCACAGCTGCGGCAGAACGCCTACCAGCAGCCCATGATGGGGCAAACGGCGCAGCAGACGCAGGGCACGCCGTCCATCATCTGGGTGCAAGGCGAGGAGGGCGCAAAAGCATACATGGTTGCCGCAGGAAACAGCGTGCTCCTGATGGACAGCGAAAACAGCGCATTTTACATCAAGAGCACCGATGCAAGCGGGATGCCGCTTCCCCTCCGGGTGTTTGACTACAAGGAACGAACCACAGCCGCAAAAACGCCGCCACAAACGGCGCAGCAGCCCGGCGTGGAGTTTGTCACACGGGCAGAGTTTGACGCGCTGGCAGCCCGCTGTGCGGCACTTGAGAAGCAAGAGCCTACAAAACCTGAAACGGAGGTCAAATAAGTATGGCAAACCCTCTTTTTAACGCACTGGGCGGCGGTATGCCAGCCATGCCAAACCCTATGGGTCAGTTCGGGCAGATGATGCAGCAGTTCCAGCAGTTCCGTGCAAACTTTCAAGGCGACCCGAAAGCAGAGGTGCAAAAGCTGCTGCAATCCGGCAAAATGTCACAAAACCAGCTGAACCAGCTGCAGGCGATGGCGCAGCAGTTTCAGCGGTTCCTCCATTAAGTCGTAACCGTGGCCACGGTTCAAGCATAAAAATCATTTAAAACACACGAAAGGAGTACAAAAATGTCTCTTTCTTCCGATTCTGCGGTTCTGACCATGCCTGTTCAGCCCGCAAACACCAACGGCGGCAACGGCTTTGGCTTTGGCAATGATGGCGCATGGTGGATCATCATCCTTTTCCTGTTCGCTTTCTGCGGCGGCTGGGGCGGCAACTGGGGCGGCAATGGCAACACCGGTGCCGGCGTCGTGGACGGCTACGTCCTGACCTCCGATTTTGCCAACATCGAGCGCAAGATGGATGGTATCAACAACGGCATGTGTGATGGCTTCTACCAGCAGGCGCAGCTTGTCAACGGCGTGCAGCAGACCGTGAGCAACGGCTTTATGTCCGCAGAGATCAGCCGCGCAAACCAGCAGGCGGCGTTCATGCAGCAGCTGTTTGCCATGCAGATGCAGCAGCAGGAGTGCTGCTGCGAGAACCGCTCTGCCATTCAGGGCGTCAACTACAATCTGGCCACCCAGTCCTGCGAGACCCGGAACACGGTGCAGAACACCACCCGTGACATCATCGATAACCAGAACCAGAACGCCCGCGCCATCCTTGACGCACTGACCGCACAGCGCATCGAGGCAAAGGACGCAAAGATTGCTGAGCAGGGACAGCAGCTGTTCTTAGCACATCTTGCGACATCTCAGGCAGCCCAGAACGAAACGCTCAAGGCCTACATGAGCGGTCAGCTGGCCTACTACAACCCCCGCCCTGTGCCCGCTTTCCCGGTTCCTGCACCTTACCAGTACGGTAACTGCGGCACCGGTTGCGGCTGCAACGGTTGCGCCTAACCGAATAACGGCAACTGACTACAATTTGTAGCCTGTTCAGCCCCAGAGCTGATTTTGCAAACCAGAGCGCCGGGGCAGCAGTCCCGGCGTTTTTATTATGAAAGGAGCATTCAAATGACCGTAACAGACTTGAAGCAGCAGTTTGTTGACCATCTGGCCAACATGGACAAAAACAAAATGAGCATGACGGATCTGAGTTTATACAGTTCTATTTTGCATACTTTGATAGACACAGAACGACCGGACTTTTCAGCTTCCTGCATGGAAGTGCTGAAAAACATCTACGCAAGTAAAGCGGGTGTCTGCGCAGAAAAGGAGGACGCGAATAATGGCTGAATTTACCTCTACCACAATCCAGACCGTGGCAGCCGGTCAGAATCTTCCCTTGACCGAAACAGCTATCAAGGGGTCAAACTGCATCAACCACCGAGCAGGTGCTGGCAATGTGACGCTGCGTGGGATTACGAACCAGTGCAAGGCACTGTTCAAAGTGAGTTTTGGCGGCAACATCGCCATCCCTACCGGTGGCACTGTGGGCGCTATCTCTGTGGCGCTGGCTGTCGGCGGCGAAGCGCTCAACAGCGCAACCGCTATCGTCACCCCGGCGGCAGTGGATCAGTACAGCAATGTCTTTACGGAGGTGTTCGTGGAAGTCCCCCGTGGCTGCTGCGTAACCGTTGCTCTCAAAAACACCAGCGCTCAGGCAATCAACATCGCAAATAGCAGTCTGATCGTTGAGCGCGTTGCATAAGAAAGGAGTACAGCATGAGTAAGAATCTCTATGATCTGCGTGAAATGCTCTGCGAGGAGCTGGACGAGTACAACCGCGATGCCAAGAACGGCCTGAACGAGCGCGTGCTGGATACCGTACATAAGCTGACCGACACCATCAAAAATATCGACAAGATCATGATGCTGGAGGACGGCGATTATAGCCGTGCTGGTGAGTGGGAAGCTGACATGCGCGGGACTTTCGGCCATGATGCCGGAAATGGTTACAATCGGGGCAACAGCTATGCCAACCGAGGCCGTCATTATGTTCGCGGGCACTACTCCCGCACGGATGGCCGTGAGCGTATGATCTCTGACATCGAGGACATGATGCAGGACGCCACCGGCGCAGAGCGCGATGCCTACAAGCGGGCCGCTGACATCTTGCGCAACGCATAAGAAAGGGGGCGGCAGGCATGGACATTGACGAGATCAACACCCATATTCACAAGCTGAAATGCGGTTCAACGGACTGGCAGAGCGTGGAAAAGCTTGCCGCCCTCTGCACTGTGCGGGACGAGCTGGAAGAAACACACGCACCTGAAACGCAGATCCAGGCACTGCCACCCGCGACTTATGCGGCAGCGTACTCCACGGCAACGGAACCGCAAAGCGACTTTGTGGCGGCTGCCAGCTCTGTTCCTTTTGGCGGTCTGATGCAGGTGCTTGACGAGCACATGAAAGCAATAAAGCTGGTGTACCCGAAAGAGTATGAGCTAGTAATGCGGAAGATAAGTGACTTGTAAAAAGACATAAAATGTGCTATTTTTACATAAGCTTCAGCGTTTGGGCATGAGGCTCATAGTCTAACAATAAGCCAACAAATCAACACTTATTTACATTGATACGTAAAATAAACTTGATTTGTAATCAGTGGGTTGCAGGTTCAACTCCTGTCACCAGCTCCAAAAATAAACGCACGAACGATGAAAACGATTCGTTTGTGCGTTTTTCTTTTTGCTTAAAATACCTTAAAATCTCCTAAATGAACGTGATAATCTAACAAACAATCTAACAAATCAATACTTCATTTTTTGCATTTCCCGCAACAGATAAGCCGGGTCATTGTGGGAGACGTACTTGTTGGCTGTGGTGGAGAAATTTTTGTGGCCCAAGATTGCCTGCACGGCGGTCTTTTCCAGACCGCACTCCACCATCTTGCTGCTGGCCGTGTGGCGCAGCGTGTGTGGATGCACGTCCTCTATATGGCATTCCTGCATCAACGCCCGGAACTTTGTAGCCACGTTACGCTTGTCCAGCTTTGTGCCGGCTTTGGACGGTATCAGCCATTCACACCCGCTGTCCATCATCCAAAAGGCAATGATCTTGTAAATGGGCTCAAGGATTGGGATGATGCGGTTCTTTCCCGCTTCTGTCTTTTCACCGCCCTGCATGTACCGCTCTTTCAGGTGCACGTCCTCACAGCGCATGGAAAGCAGCTCATCGATACGCATACCGGTGTAAAGCAGCACCATTGCGATTTGCGCCGTCTGCCCAAACTTCGGGTCGTCTTGCCGGCCGCTGATCCGCTCGATCTCTTGGGCGGTCAGGGTGCGTTCTTCCTTGCCTGTAGCCGCTGGGAGCTGCAAGAGCATAGCATAGTTTTTGTTTATGATGTCCTGCGCCATTGCCCACTCGCAGATCTGGCTGAAAAGCGTGCGCTGCTTTTCGCAGGAGCTGCGTGAAAGGCCCTTTTCCACCATTGCGTCAATGACCTGTTGATAATCTGCCGCTTTCAAGTCCCGCAATTGTCGGTCGTATAGCGGCGCAGCCTTTGCATAGGCCAGCTCGTACCCTTTTTTCATGTCAGTACTGAGCTTGTCAAACTTGGGCTGCATTTTCCATTGGGCGTAGGCATCCGCAAAAGTGCATTTCAGACGCGCTGCGGGGGTGTTCTGGGCGTTGTAAGCGTCCAGTGCTTGTACTGCTTCGCCCGGCGTCGCAAACGTCCCCAGAACGTCTCGCTTGGCTGTCAGGGCCACATACGGCTTTGACCTCGTCCCGCTCAGTTTATACACGCTGCCGCTGCCCTTTGGGCGGCGGCGTTTTTTTCTTTGCTGCGGGGCGGCTTCCGGCTGCTTCTTCCCGCACCACGGACAAAAAGAAGCACCATCCGGGATCTCTTTCCGGCAGCATGGTCTCACGCATTTCATGGCTTACTCCTTTTTCTGCCCGATATATCCGAATGCGCCATTTTCAGCAGCGGCTCTTCCGGCCTTGTAGTTGATCTTCAGGTCGTCAATGGGAGGGTGCGGAGCGTCCGGGCATGGGTCTAATCCCATGCTCTGGGCAAAGTTGTATTGGTCAATGATTGTTCCGCATACGCTGACCCGGTTATTGAGCGGGCAGTGCAAGTTGGCTGCCACCTCGGAGATCACCGCGGGCGGGCTGCTGCCGTGACTGCCTTTCAGTATGAAGAGAAGCAGCCTTTTTGTCAGCGGCGGCAGTTTTACCACGATACGGCGCAACTCCGCGTTTAGCTCATCGTCGGCCTTTCCGTCATCCGGCACTTTGTACAGATCCGGGTGGGTCATCTCCATAAACACCGTGATGGGCGACACCCCACACGCCGTGCACCAGTCCATGATCTCGTCACTGTCCGGGCTGGTGCAGCCTTTTTCCCAGCTCTGCACGGTGCGTTCTCCTTTTTCGATGCGCCTTGCGATCTCCACTTGGCTCAGGCCCGCAGACACCCGTGCTTTTGCAATCGCTTTCCCGATTTGGCTCGCCGTAAAATAACTCATACTTTCGCCCCCATAATTCCGGTGTGTTTTTAACAAAAAATGGCGCAGAAAAAATCCGCGCCATTCGACAAATTTTATCCGTATTTTATTTTCCAATGGCGCATGGTAGAATTTGGTTTATAAATCGTAGATGTGCACAAAAGAAAGGAGAAAGCAAAATGGATTTTGAGCAAAGAAACGGTAAAGAAACCGAAATGACCATCATCGACGGAATGCCCGCCAGCATCCTGACTGGCACCGACCGCACCCCTGCACCCTGGGAGGAATGATCCATGAAAGACAAGATGAAGCACTTCAGCACCTATATCCGCGCCGCTCTGGCCTGCTATGTGAGCATGACGCCAGATCAGCAAGCCCTTGCGATGATGTACGCGGCCCACAAGATCGCCGCGCTTGACAAGCTGCACGCTGCCGCCGGTGAACCCGGTGGGGCTGTAGCCGCTGACCTGTTGCAAAATTTGCAACAGCCTTGCAACCGCGAATAACAACGCGCATATTTTGCGCGTATTCAGCGTAAAACGTGCAAAAGTCAGCGTAAATTTTAACGCTTCAACGCAAATGAATAAATTTTTAACTTCTTTTGCGCAATTTTTTACGCTTGACGATATACAATCAATGGTTGTATAATGCGGTTGTAAACGGATTTACAGCCCAAAGCGCTTGCGCTGTTCCTCTTGCTGCCGTTTAAAATTCTCATTGTGTAGGTTTATTTCCGCTTCAATTTGGGCGGCAATATCTTCCCAATGGCTTGTGTCTCCACCTGCTATCCGGCGATTGATTTCCCACACGTCCAAATGGCAACAGCCACGGCCAAGTGGGGCAACGGTTGCCTTGCAGTCGGTTACATAAGCATTGTCTTTTAGCTCTTGTTTTCCAAGCTCTGTAAGCTCGTATTTTTGCTTATCGTTCATCCGAATAAAGCCACTAGCTTCAAGCGTTTTCAAGTGAAATCCAACGTTTTTGATGCCGTACTGATACCACCAGAACCCCGGATAACCGTGCTTTGGATGCGGGTACAGATTCCCGCTTGAGCAATAGCTCAAAAGCTTGATTTCCGCAACGTAAAGGCCACGTTTTGACGGGTAAGAAATCTTTTTCCGTTCCTGAAAAGTAATGACTTTGCATGTGCCGTTTACGGCATCAAAAGACATCGACGGCGCACAGTCCTTATAATAAGACGGATCTTGATAATACTGCCGCTCTTCTGGAGGGATAGGCGGTTCTATGTCCTGATTAAAGGCAAAAGCAGCGAATAAATCCATTGCTTACACCTCTTTCAGCTCTTCAAGCTTCAAATCCAGATAGTTTCTTGAACGCACAGGCATTTTGTCAAAGTAAGGCTCAAAGGATGCATACCACCTTTGATTCGAGTTTGTGCGTCCGCGTTCCGTTTTAAGGGTAGAAAGCTTTTGGAGCTGCTTTATATAGGCATTGTCTATCAGGACGTTTACGGTGTCAGCAGTGGTTTCCTGACTGAGAGCTTGAGCTTTCAAAGAGGAGAGGTCACTGGTAAATTTTATCCCTTTCTGTTGCAGTTCGACCATGTTGTCCAACCGTTCCATAGCGAGATCGTACCTCGAAAAGAAAGTTTCCGGGTTAGTCGTTTTCTGCATGATACTCAAGGAATCTTGAAATTCATCCATAAAAATCTTGGCGTTCATCCGGTCAATTTCCGCTATTGCTTCTTCTGGGATAACGCTTTCCATCGCAGCGGAATTAAAAGTATCCGAAGCGGCCGCAGTGTCTTCCGAATGATAAGAGCGGTATTTTGTTTTGTTATAATCAACAACGCAAAGTGTTGCGACTAAAAAAGGGAGCCCAAAGAAAACGATGAGCAAAATAGAAATTTCTGAAATATCAGTAGAAAGTTTCCAGATGCTCAGTATAGGACATAAGCAAACCAAAGCGACAGCGAAACAACCAGCCCATTGCAAAAGCGTAGGCCTTGCGTCTTTCCATTTTACAGATGCTTGCTTGTACGGTGTTCTTTCCTTGTAAGTCGGTTGAACTGTAGAACCAGAAGGAGCGGAAGAAATGATGGCTTTTGCAATCGCCCGCTGCGTCCGCTTGCTTGGCGTTACCGCCTTGCAAACGCTCTTTACCCATTTTTTGTTTGCGCGGTCTCGCTGATCGTAAATCGAGACTTTTCGCCGTCCGCCACGCGCCATACCGCACCACCTCACATATAAAAAAATAGGCAGCAAACCAGCTGCCGGAAAACTAGATTATCAACGAACTTTGCTAAAGGAGGAAAATAAAGTGCAAGAAAATAGCACAAAATTGATGAAAGAAACCACAGAATGTGTTATACTTGAGAAAATCAAGCTTGCACTTTCCCTTGGTATCGACGTGGATAAACTCTTAAAGGAGGCAATGCAAAATGTCGAATAATACGCTTCTTTTTATCATCGCCGTGTTTGTTATCGCAATGTTTGCGATTCTCGCCTACGAGTTCTTTCATCTCAATGATTTTGCGCTTTTTCGTCGAAAGCCGGAACTGGAGCCGGAGCAAAAGTGCGTCGGCATCCCTTTAGAGTACCTTAAAACAGAAGTCACTTATAAAGGTGTTACCCTTGCAGACCTTATGGAGCTGTGCCCTGATACGCATTTCCATATCAAAGACGGTCTTGGCGGATACCTTTCCATTACACTCGGCAGCAAAGAAGCAAGAGCACCGCGCAAATACAGATCTGTATACGTTACCAGCCTTGACCCTTGCTCCTATGAGCTGGAAGTTTCAGACTCTTCGCTCCTTTGAGAGAGAAGAAGGGTCAACAGAGCGGAGATGACCGCGATCGAAGCACTTTGAAAGAACTGCTTCCGCGAGATTCTCCGCTCTCTTTGTTGTTTAAGGAAGTACGTCCGTCCCTTGGCGGTCAGAATCATGCACGGCACTACGACGGCGCCGTTTTCTTTCTGTTGGACTTTGCGTTGCATCTCGACAAGGCCATCCGAAACCAGCAGGTCTGCAAGCACCGGGGCGTCCGCTTTGAACTTTTCCGCAAAGACGGGAGTCGGTGTGTCTGGCGCTGTCGGACACTTCTCGTAAATCTCAAGAAGAAAATCAAGCGCTTCCTCTTCCCTCTTCAAATCAACCATTTTTCTCCAGCTTCTCAGCAATTGCGGCATCCAGCATCCTATTAAATAGTGCGCGCGTAGATCCATCCAGTTGCATGAACTTCTCCGCAAAAGCCTTTGCTTCCACGTCCAGCCCATCACCCTCCGGGGTGCTGGGCTTTTCTTTTTGCTCTTCGCCGGTCAACTCCTCAACCGTGACGCCAAGAGCTTGTGCAATACTTGTCAATTTTTCATACGGTGGTGAACTAGGACGCTTTGCCCACTTTCCAATATATCCATTTGAAAAGTCTAGTTGCGCTTCCAGCTTAGTGATTGAAGTCTTTTGTTCCTTGCACAAATCGCGTACGCGCTCTACGAATTTGGCATTATCCACAAAAAATCACCACCTATTTTTGCATAAAGATAGACGATAATCTATTGACTTGTAGACCATAGTCTAGTATAATACTAAGCACAGGGCAAACAAAACCAAAAGCCCCTGACAATATTATATCGGGCTCACGCTAGATTTTATTCACTTTGTACCTTGCAAATACATAGTAGCATATTTTCTAGCGATTTTCAAGCCCGGAAAGGAGAATTGCTAGTGAATGTTTCAAAAATCGACCAGTTTTGCAAGTTGCACGGATTGAGCCGCACCGATCTGGAGGCGGCGGCAGGCCTGAGCAATGGCGCAATCGGAAAGTGGGAGCGCTCGATTTACGGGCCCAGCATTTCGCAGTTGCTCAAGGTGGCGCACTATTTCCGGGTGCCGGTCACGGCGCTGATCGTAGACGAGGAGGCAAAAGCATGAGCAACCTTATCCCTATCAACTACGACAACCCGGAGCGCCCCACCGTGAGCGGCCGGGAGCTGCATGAATTCTTGGAAGTCAACACACCTTATCGCATTTGGTTCCCTCGCATGGTCGAATATGGATTTACCGAGGGTGAAGATTTCAACCCGTACAAAAATGTACGAGTTCAGTCGGAAGGCAACCGAGAGGTGGAACGCACGATTGACGACCACCAGCTCACCATCCCGATGGCCAAAGAGCTCTGCATGATCCAGCGAAACGAGCGTGGCAAGCAGGCCCGGCAGTATTTCTTGGCCGTGGAGGCGCAGTGGAACAGCCCGGAAGCGGTCATGCGCCGGGCGGTGCTTATCGCCCAGAGGCAGAACGACCAGCTCAAGGCCGTAAACAAACAACTTTTGGCTGAGAACAGCGACCTGAAGCCAGATGCAGAGTATGCCAGGGCCGTGTGCATTGGCGATAACTGCCGGACGGCTACCAGCATTGCAAAGGATTACGGCATGAGCGGCGAGAAGCTGAACAGCATCCTGCACGGGCTGAAAATCCAGTGGAAGAACAGCGACGGGCAGTGGGTGTTATACGCAAAGTATAGCGGCAAAGGTTACACCAAAAACCGCAAAGGCCGTCCGTTTGAGCACAACAGTGGCAAGATCACCACGCCAAACACCACCGTTTGGACGGAAGCGGGCCAGCGGTTCATTTATGAGCAGCTCAAGGACATTGGCCTGACGCCCAGCATCGACCACAAAGAGAATGTGGAACAGACCACGTTTGAAAGGGGTGCGTAACATGACGCTGAACCGCATGGACGATAAAGGAGGAGCAAGCATGAAAACAACGATGCGCGATAAGGTTTTCCAGCTGATTGGCAAGTACAACGTGTTGGAGCAGCAGGCTATGGTTAAGGTCGCTGGCGGTGCATTTCGCACTATGCTCGGCAAGACGCCTACCAAAGAAGAGGAAAACGCTTCGGAGAAGGACAGCATTTACCACTGGATGCAGGAAGATTTGAAGCAGCTTCTGGAAGAAGACGAGGTGAACGGCCATGAAGCTTGAAGACCATATCAGGGCGCTGATCGCTCAGTACCAGAAGCTCCAGCAGCGCCATCAGTTCCACGCACAGAACGCCTATTACAAGTTCCAGAGCGATATGTGGCAGGCTATGGCCGATGATTTTGGCATCATCGTGGAAGACCTGCAGCAGGCACTCGATTGTGCAGATGATGTGAAGCCCCCGGAACGACCGGAGCCAAAGAATCCGGAAACCTGGCACAAGCTGAACACCGCCAGAAAACTTGTTGGCAAGGAGGTGGCGCACCGTGGCTGAGGCATTGATGATTGTTGCAATTCTCGCTGTGCTGCTGGGTATCTCGTGGGGTGTTACCTGCGCCGCCGTGTGGGCCATCTGCGCATTGATGCACTGGACGTTCACCTTGGCCGTCGGAACGGCGGCGTGGATTGCGCTCTTGCTCCTTGGCAGCTTTTGCGGATCTAAGAAGTGAGGCGCTGACCATGCCTGCACAGAAGAAACACACAAATAAGGAAGGTTATGAGCATGAGTGAAAAGATCATCGCATACAAGGCCATGGACAAAAACATGATGTGCCGTGGCAAGCAGTATGAGGTGGGCAAGACCTACCACGAGGACAAGGCGGACTGTTGCAATGCCGGAATGCACGCCTGCGAGAACCCGCTGGATGTGCTGCACTACTAACCGCTGATGGATAGCCCGCGCTTTTTTGAGGTCGAGTGCGGCGGGAACGTGGATAAAAGCGGAGAGGACAGTAAACTGGCCTGCACTGAGCTGACGGTGAAAGGTGAGGTGAATTTTGCAGGGCTGGTAAAAGCTACGGTGAATGCCGTTTTTAATCGGGTGAAGGGCAAAGAACCTTTTTCCAGCGGCGATTACAGCACGGCGGGTTCCAGCGGCGATTACAGCACGGCGGCAGCCACTGGGGCTTATTGCAGCGCAAAAGCAGACGGAAAAGATAGCATTGCTGTTGTAAACGGTGTTTGCGGTAAGGCGTGCGGCACGCTTGGCTGCTATCTGGTGCTGACCGAGTACGATGATGACGGCCACATGCTGTGTGCAAAGATGGCAAAAGTAGACGGCACTCACATCAAGGAAGACGTCTGGTATACCCTCAAAAATGGCGAGTTTGTGGAGGCTGAGCCGTGAAGAAGCACTACAACAAGCGCTGGCTTGAACAGCGCTGGGATGCAAGGCAGCCGGAACGGTTGGAGCACATCCGGCTGAAACGGCAGCTGAGAGAAAAAAAGGAGGGGTGCGGCAGTGAAGCCGAGCATGGGAATTGCAGAGTGCTGCCAGATCATGCGTGATAACAACATTTCTGTGAGCGAGCCGATCTTTACCGGTATGATTCAGGCCGGCAGCTTCCCGGCATGGGCGGTGCCGTCTATTGACACCAAGAGCGCCGCCCCGCTGATCTCCCGCGCCGGATTTATGGCGTGGGTGAAGGATTTTTACAAACTTGAAAAGGTTTACACAAAGGAGGACCAGAAAGCATGAAACTCAAATCTACTACTTACTACTGGCTGGCTGTCATTTTGGGTGGCGTTGGAATGGGAACAGCTATGGGCGCAGAGGGTACCGCGCAGACCACCGGATACATCTCCGGCACTCTGTTTTCGGTGTCGCTGGTGCTGTTTTTGGCCGCTGTTCTGCTGGCTCGTCTGGGCTTTGCCGCAGAGGACAGGGAGAGAGCTGCAAAGCGGCGCAAGTACGGCAGGATCAACCGCGCCCACGCCCGCAATGCGGAGTATCCGGAGAATCAGGAGCGTGGGGCATGAGCGCCAAAACAAAAAGGCCTGCCCGTGCGCCAACACGGACAAGCCAAAGGGTGATGAGTTTCGCCGCCCATCACCACAAAAATAACACAAAACAGGAGGTTTTACAAGTGGCACTTTTGAGAATTTACGATGTGGAGCAAGAGCCGCCAGCGCTTGTTTCGCAACAGCAATTTCCGTTTGCTTCGGATGCAATTGCGATTGCCGATGAACTGGCAAAGAGAAAGCCCGAACGGCTGTACAGGGTGTTTGACTCCGATATGAACGTTGTGTATGCGAGGTGAATTTTTATGCAATCTTCATACGACCGCATTGCAAAGCGGGAGCGCGTCAAGGACCTTTCCAACAAGGCCGAGGGCATCTATCACTACATCAAGCCGCAGCACATGCTGTTCAGGCTCATCAATGCAGGTAACAATCTTGCCAGCGAGATCAACCATGCAACCGCCTATTTTACGAGCTTTGCCGAGAGGGGGAGCATGTACGACACCGGCAGTCGCGCAGTGATCGACAGCATTTACCGGTCGGTCGGTCAGCTGATGTGCGACATTGACATCATCCACGCAGCAGCCGGGGCCGAGATCATGCCGGAGCCGTTCGAGAGTATCGACCGCTGCTACAGCATCGAGTACAACACCCTCCTGCGGGAAGCCGTCATCAAGGGCCTTCCGAGCGACTACAAAGGCCCGCAGCAGAATCCTTACGAGGTCAATCTTGTAACGCCTTCCATTGCCTACGGCGGTAAGCCGTACCGTGATGCTTACGATGACGATTTCTTTTCCGACTTCACCCGCAGAGAAGAACCCCGCGACCGGAAAATCGTTTTCCGGTGCACAAAGTCTGATCTGGACGCAATCAAGCGTTATGCAGATATCATCGAAGTAAAGTATACAGAGGAGGAAATCCATCATGCCTGAGAAAAAAACCGAACTGCTCCCCGCAGAGCAGATCCAGATGAACACCGCACCTGCACAGGAAGTGCTCGCCCCTGCTGCTCTTTCCAAAGTGTCCAAGACCTACGCCGAAAAGGTTCATGGCCTGACCGCCGATGAACGCATCTGGCAGTTGGCAAAATCCAAGGCAGTTGCCATGGCGAACCTGCCGGATGGCATGCTTCCGAAGTCCTACTCCGGAAACGTTGGTGCCTGCGCGATTGCCTGCGATATGGCGCAGCGCATGGGCGTGTCCTATCTCTTTGTCATGCAGAACCTTTACGTCGTGTACGGCCAGCCGACATGGAGCGGCAAGAGTTGCAAGGCACTGATCGATAACAGCGGTGAGTTTGCAGGTCGCACCCGCTACCGCATGGAAGGCCAGGAAGGCACGGACAGCTGGGGCTGTCGCCTGATCGGCGTAGACAAGCTCACCGGCGAAAAGGTCGAAGGCCCGAAAGTCACCGTCAAGATGGCGAAGGATCTCGGTTGGTGGGACAAGAATGGCAGCTACTGGCCCCGTATGACCGAAATGATGCTCAAGTACCGCGCTGCAGCCTATTTTGCCCGTGCTGAGTGCCCGGAAGTTCTGATGGGTGCGAATGTTGATTATGAATCCGGTGCCGGTGATGCACCCGAGGAGGATGTTTAAAACATGCTTAACGTTGTGGCATTGATGGGCCGGCTGGTGGCCGACCCGGAGCTGAAGACTACCCAGAGCGGGAACAGCGTGTGCACGTTCCGCGTCGCCGTTGACCGCAGTTATGTGCTGCAGGGCGCAGAGCGCCAGGCGGATTTTATCACGGTCACCGCGTGGCGCAAGACGGCGGAGTTCGTCTCGAAGTGTTTCCAGAAAGGCAGCATGATCTCCGTGCAGGGCCGTCTGGAGACCCGGCAGTATCAGGACAAGAACGGTAACAACCGCACAGCGACCGAGGTTCTTGCCGCAGAAGTCGGCTTTTGCGGCCCCAAGGCGGCAGGCAAGCCCGCCACGGCGTCCTACGAGAAGCAGACGGCAAATCATGTGCGAGAAGCAAACGCCGCGCACAGCGCCCCGCAGCAGACTCAGAGCTACGCACAGGGCAGCGTGGACGACTTCGCCGAGATTTCCGACGCGGACGATCTCTCCTTCTGATTTCGCAAGCTGTGCTATCTGGCTATACGGGCGTGCAAAGGAGGTGAGCAAGTGGCAAAAGAAGAAAAGAAGTCGTTTGTGGTGTATCTGGACTGGTTTGATGCGCTGGAGGAGTACACGGATGCCGAAGTAGGACAGCTAATGCGGGCTTTGGCAAAGTACGTCCGAACAGGCGAAAAGCCAACATTTTCCGACCGTGGAATGCGCGGGAATTTCCGGTTCATGTGCAATGGCGTGGATTCGGCTGCAGAAAAGTACGAGAACGTCAAGCAAAAGCGCCGGGAAGCCGGAAAAGCCCGTGCTGCTCAAATGAAAGCAAGCTCAGCAAATGCTAGCACATGCTACCAAGTGCAAGCAAGTGGTAACTATAATGATACTGTTACTGTTACTGGAACTGGAACTGTTACTGGAACTGGAACTGTTACTGGAACTGGAACTGTTATATCCCCTAACGGGGATATATATAATAGCGCCGCCGCCGTTGACGTAGAACTTTCCAAGATCGTCCAGCATTATCAGCAGGCCGTTGGAGACTTCCCACGCTCTGCACTGGACAAGCTGCAGAAGTGGCGGCAGGAGTACAGCACAGAGATGATCCTGCTGGCGATTGACAAGGCCACAGAAGCCGGAAAGCGCTCGTGGAGCTACATCAACGGCATATTGTCCGGCTGGAAACGGGACGGCCTGCGCACGCCGGGAGACGTGGAAGCCAACGAACAAAGCCGACAAGCCAGACCGAGGGCCAAGCAGCCAACCGAGACCGTAGACGACCAGCTTACCCGGGTGCTGGCGAAGATGGACAGAGAAAGAGGGTTTGAGACATGACGCGGGAAGACGTGGCAAAGCTGATCCGCATGAATTTTGTACTGTACAAGCTGGGCTCCAGGCCGCTGACCGATGATGAGATGCAGACCACCATCGATGTGTGGACGTACCAGTTTGGCGACTATGACGGCGATACTGTAAAGCGGGCTTTTCTGGCGGCGAACCGAGTATGCGTTTATCCGGTTACAGTGGCTGACATCTTCAAGCAGCTTTCCCAGTATCTTGACCCGTCCGCCGAATGGGAAGCTCTGGCTGTAGCGGCACGCAAGGCACAGACATTTTTGAGCTGGCGCAAGTTCCCGATGGTGACCGGCATTGACGAAAAGGGCGGGCTGCTGCGCAGTGACGGACAGAAAGAACTGCAAGCCCTGTATGACCAACTCCCCCCGGCGGCAAAATCCTATGCCGGAAGCGTGGGAGGGCTGGCAGAGCTGGCTGAAATTCCAGACCTTACATACCGCCGTGCCGAATTTTTGAAGCAGGCGCAGGGTGATATTTCTACTACGCCGAGGGAAGCTGCTCGCCTGAGAGCCGGGCACACCCCGGCCAGACTGGAGGCAGCCAATGGGTAAGTTCAGGATTTTAGTGGAGTGCCGCAACGAGGGCGGCACAGAACTCCACTGCTGGATCGTGGAAGCAAAGAACTCCGGCGAGGCGGAGCATATCGCCGTCTCCCGGGCACGAGTCTTATACCCCGAGTTTGACGAGTTCGAGCCTGTAAGGACGGAGGTATGCAAAAAATGACAACAACTCCGTGCAAGGATTGTCCTGCGCGGCACCCGGTATGCCACGACAGCTGCCCGAAGTACGCCGAGTTCAAGCGACAGCGGAAAGCAGAAGCCGCTTACACCCGAGAGATGCTGGACACAGGCAAGGTCTACCACTACGACAACGAGGACCGCCACCGGGAGCGGGGCCGCAAGAAGTACATGGGAGCGAACGGAGGGGCGGACAGATGAATAAATTTGGAAACTGCCCCCTGTGCGGCAAACAGGTCGAAAAGGACTTACGGGAGATGTGGACATAAGCAACGAAAAAGAGCTTGTGCTGATCTACATTTACCTGGGCAACGGCATCCAACACGACCTCTGCCTGCGGTTTGTGGCGAGCAGTTACGATCTCGAAATTATTCGGGAGGAAGAGAGGAAACAGTGAGAATACATTCACTCGTCCATCGTGACGACGCAAAAAATGAGAGCGGCTTCGCAATGGTCATACTGACCGGCGAGGAGATAATCTCTCTGAACAACCTTCTGTATGGGGCAACAAAGTCAATGACGGGTAAAAGAACGCTGCTTGAATTGGCGAAGGAGGTGAAACTCCTGAATGCGATCGTTCAGCACGGCGGGCTTGATTCGTTCGACATCGAAACCCTTGCGGAAGTCGATGCGCGGTCCCGCGGCGAAAAGCGTGAAGGCTGCATGAAGGGAGCCGAAACGGAGGAGCGGACAGATGAAAGTGCTTATCGCCTGTGAGGAATCGCAGGAAGTATGCAAGGCTTTCCGGGCAAAAGCCAGAAGCAAAACCGCGCCGGGCATTGCAAAAGCAATGGCTGAACAATGGGGGTAAGCAGATGAAACTAACCATCTACGGCGACCCCCGCACCAAGAAGAATTCCGCCCGCATCCTCAAAAGCCGCTCTGGTGGGCGCTTTGTGGCTCCTAGCAAGGCCTACGTGGATTATGAGACGGACTGCCTGCGGCAAATCAAAAGGCCGCGCAGCCCTATCTCTGCCCGCGTGAACGTGCGGTGCGTTTACTACATGAAAACCGCCCGCCGGGTCGATTTGGCAAACCTCATCGAGGCCACCACGGACATCCTGGTAAAAGCCCGCGTGCTGGAGGACGACAACAGCAAGATCGTCGCCGCCCACGATGGCAGCCGGGTGGAGCTCGACCGGAAGAACCCAAGAGTGGAAATCGAGATTGAAGAAATGGAGGAATAGAACGTGTTTCAATTATTCGGTATTTTGCTTTTTGTCTTTTTGATGTCAATAACTGCATGGGGGCTATTTCTTGACTTCAAAAACCCATTCAAGCCACAAAAAGACCCTCGGTTGTGCGAACGATGTATCCACTTGTGCAAAAAGTTCCCAGATGGAAGCGAAAAGTATAACAGATATATTTGCTCTGTAAACAAAGAAAAAGTCAAAGGGTATGATATTTCGCCCGAATATTGCCGCGATTTTGAGGAAAGGAGCACCAATGACCAACACATGGACACCTGACACCGACACGCCAAAGTCTGACAACGGCGCGGACTACCAGGCAGTCAAAGCATGGTTTCAGCAGTGCCGGGACGGTCAAAAAGCCGTTGAGGCACAGCGTTCAAAAATTGCACAGATAAGGCTGCTTGCCAACCATATCACGCCCAGCATGACGGGCATGCCGCTGGCACCGGGCAACGGGGACAAGGTTGGAGAGGGTGCCGCAAACATCGTGGATGAGCGGCGCAGGCTCCAGCGGATGGAGACGGACCTGTGCAATCTGCGCATGGAAGCCACCCGGCGGGCGTACTGCTTGTATGAGCTGCCGGAATGCGCAAAGGCCATCTGCGAATACTATGTCAACGGCAAGACGCAAACGGTCATTGCGCAGGAATCGGGCTTTCTCGACCCGCGCGTCATTCGGAGCCGGATCAAGCGAGGGCTTATCACCCTAGCGGAAATCTGGGACAGCTTTGATAAAAACGCACGAAAATAAAGCACGTTTTTATACACGCGGTGTCCTGTTAAAATCCTCATGAATAGGATAAAATAATTACAAGCGATTCAGCGCTTCGAGCGCGACGCTTGCCACGCAGCCTCCGAAACGGTTCCACCCGGCGGGTTATCATGCTTTCCCGTTCCTTCCCCGTTTCGTGGGCTGCTTCTATATGCGAGATTCCGAAACGGCTCCGCTCAGAGCTGCGCAACTTTGAGTGCAGTGGGCAGGTTCGAGGCCTTCCTCTCCGCGCGGTTTGACTCCGCGATCTCGCTCCATAACGCGGGGCAGCTGTACCCGCAACCGCCTGACGCATGGGGCCCATCACCCCACCGGCAACACCTCCTTTCTGGCTTTTTCTTCTCTATGTCACACGCATTTTTCCATAACAGCAGAGCCGGAATCCTAAGCGCGCCGTTCCTTGCGCGCCGGATGTGCGTCAACAAAGCCCCGAGACCGCAAACCCGGGGCTTTTTCAATGCTATGTGGCCGCCTGAGCGCAGTTTGGAGCGCGTGTCAGCTGAAATATTGCTGGCTGGTTCGAGTCCAAGGGCGGTTTTTTATATTCCCGTAGCTCAAGTGATGGAGCAGCGGTCTCCAAAACCGCAGGCTGCAGGTTTAAGTCCTGCCGGGAATGCCATTTGCGCACCCTAGAGGGGGCGGCGCAATAGCGGGGCATCTAGCCGCGAAAGTTCCAGATGCAGCGGTTCCGCCGACATGGAACCGCTTGTTGTATGCCGCCATAGCTCAATTGGAAGAGCGCCGCCCATTTAAGGCGGGACAACGTTGGTGACACCACGGGAACGTCACTGCACAGCCAACCACTGCGCACATCCATTCCGTGGGTGCTGGTTCAAATCCAGCTGGCGGCTGGCGTGATTTTAGAGTGTCCACGGTGGACACTTTTGGAGAGGAGGCATACAAATGTTTGAGCGCTTGAAAGAACTGATTTGCGACATGGCAAAGTTTTTGACGCGTCTCGGCGCTGGTCTTATCCTCTCGGCCTTACCGATCAGCAACAAAGAAAGCCACTTTGTGCGCTATGCGCGGCGTTTCGGTTTCCGTGCAGACCACACAAAACGCGAGCCTCGGGCAGAGATCGGAGGCCGTGGCTGTATCCAAGGAGCGCGGCCTGCTATCCGTGCGGATTAATCACTGCTGATACAATACGATTAAAAACCGGCTTTTTGCATGATGAGCTCCATGCAGCAAAGCTGGTTTTTCTTATGCCGCTTTAGCTCAGTCGGCCAGAGCACCGGACTTTTAATCCGGGGGCCGTGGGTTCAAGCCCCACAAGCGGCACATTCGATATTTTGACCGTTCGGATTTCCGGGCGGTTTTTTTGCAGGAAAGGAGATGCCAACTGTGAGATATGGTGTGCCGTATCGTGGCAGTAAGAACAAAATCGCACAGTGGGTTGTCTCTAATCTTCCTGCTGGTGACACGCTAATTGACCTGTTTGCGGGCGGTTGCGCAGTCACACACGCCGCATTGCTTTCTGGCAAATGGAATCACATTGTTGCGAATGACATTGGCGATGCACCGCAGCTGTTTATGGATGCTATTCATGGCAAGTATGCCAATGAAAAGCGCTGGATTAGCCGTGAGGATTTTCATAGGCTGAAAGATTCTGACCCTTACGTTTCACTTTGCTGGAGCTTTGGAAATAATCGCACGGATTACCTCTACTCAAAAGAGATTGAACCGTGGAAAAAGGCTTTGCACTATGCAAGAGTATTTGGCGATACATCGCTTTTGCGTGAGTTCGGAATCAATTCGGACGGAAGTTCAAAGGACATCAAGCTAAACAACGGTGAATACAAAAAACTCTATTCACAGTGGCTCGGACATCAAGAAAAACATAAAAGGATCTATGATTTAGAACATCTTGCAAGGCTAGAGAATCTTGAGCGCTTGCAGAATCTTGAGCGCTTGCAGAATCTTGAGGGTCTGCAAAGGCTTGAGGGTCTGCAAAGGCTTGAGGGTCTGCAAAGGCTTGAGGGTCTGCAAATGGATTACAGGGACGTACAAATTTCGTCAAATGCAGTTGTGTACGCAGACCCCCCCTATAAACGAACGAAATGTACGGGATACAAATGCGATTTTGACCATGAAGCGTTTGAAAAGTGGCTTTCGGAAGTTCCGTTTATGGTGGTTGTCAGCGAGTATGAAGCGTCAAATGGATGCTTGGAAGTTGCAAGCATAAAGAAGCAATCTTCTATGGGCACTGGGAATAAAGGCGGGTCTAACACTGAAAAACTGTTTGTTCAAAAGCGATTTGTCGAACAGTATAAAAATTCATTTACATGAGAGGTGGTGGCGGTGAGTGCGAAGCGGCTGACAGACAGGCAAAAAAAGAAGATCGTTGCTGACTATGTGCAGCTGCAGAGTTACGCAAGAACCGCGAAGCTGAACGACGTAGCAGAAAGCACCGTGCGGAAAATCGTGAAAGATAATCCCAAGTGCGCGGATTTGTGCGCCTTAAAAAAAGAGCAGAACACACAGGACATGCTTTCCTACTTAGGCAGCAAGCGCGGGGAAGCACAGGATCTTCTCGGGCTGTACCTGAAAGCGATGGCTGACCCAGACAAGATCGCGGAAGCAACACTGCCGCAGCTTTCCACGGCTTTTGGAACCATCGTGGATAAGTTTGCCATGCTTGGAGATCAAAGCAGCATAGAAGTCCCGGACGATGGCCTTGTGGAGGCACTGAACGCCGCCGCAGACCTCAGCCCGCCGGATGACGTGGAGATACTGCCAAAGGAAGAGGACGAAAATGCGGAAAAGTAACGGCTTTCGCTGGAAAGCCCTCAGCCAGCGGCAAAAGCAGGTCCTGAGCTGGTGGACACCGCAGAGCGCATACAGCGGTTACAACGGCATCATTGCAGATGGCGCTATCCGCTCGGGCAAGACCTTTGCCATGAGCTTTTCTTTTGTCCAGTGGGCTATGACCTGCTACAGCGGGCAGCAGTTCGCCATGTGCGGCAAAACCATTGCCAGCTTCCGGCGCAACGTGCTGGGGACGCTCAAGCAGCAGCTTGCAGCCCGTGGCTACAACGTCAAGGAGCACCTGGCGGAAAACTGCATGACCGTCAGCAAGGGCAGCAGAACCAATGAGTTTTACTTTTTCGGCGGCAAGGACGAGAGCAGCCAGGACCTGATCCAGGGCATCACCCTTGCCGGGGCATTCTTTGACGAGGTGGCCCTGATGCCGCAGAGCTTCGTCAATCAGGCCACAGCCCGTTGCTCTGTCACCGGGTCAAAGTTCTGGTTCAACTGCAACCCGGGCAGCCCGCAGCACTGGTTTTATCTCGAGTGGGTGCGCAAGTGCCGTTCCCGCAAGATGATGTATCTCCATTTCACGATGGACGATAACCTGTCACTTGCCGAGGACATCAAAGAGCGCTACCGCAGCCAGTACAGCGGCGTTTTCTATCAGCGCTACATTCTGGGCCTGTGGACGGTGGCCGAGGGTCTTGTCTACGATATGTTCGACCGTAAGAAGCATGTCATTGACAAGATCCCGGCGCTGTCTCCAAAAAGCGCTTATGTGGCGTGTGACTTTGGCACCCAGAACGCAACGGTGTTCCTGCTGCTCCAAAAACAGGCAGATGCAGACTGCTGGATCGTCACTCGGGAGTATTACTACAGCGGGCGAGAGCAGAAGCGGCAAAAGACCGTGGGCGAGTACGTCACAGACCTCAAGGCGTGGCTGAACGGCCTCAAGCCGGAAAGGATCATCGTTGACCCCTCTGCCCTGCCCCTGATTACAGAGCTGCGCAAGAATGGCTTCACCCAGACCCCCGCAAACAACGACGTTCTGAGCGGAATTCTGGATGTGCAGACCATGCTGCAGACCGGGCGGCTGAAGATCTACAAAGACTGCAAGCACACGCTGGAAGAGTTCGGCGTATACGTTTGGGATCCGGATAAAGACGACACCGTGCTAAAGGTCAACGACCACTGCATGGACGCTATCCGCTATTTCGTGCGCACAAAGCGCCTTGTAAAACTGAGGGATTGATTTTGAGCACTACATACACATTCCAGACTTTCCAGCAGGCGCAAGCCGCCGGGGAACAGCCTGATTTCATCTGGCGGTTCGTGCAGCAGCACTGCGCTTCCAAGCCCTACAAGATGGCTCTGGACGCTGACCTGTACGATGCCCAGAAAAACCCGGGGGCTGAACGCTTCGCACAGGCTTACGCTTTGATGCTGAAACGCCTGTCCAAAAACACAAAGCAGGATGTCCTGCACCCCGATATGGTCAAGAGCAATCTTTTCCGGCGGCTCAACAAGCAGCGGGCGACCTACTCCCTCGGCAACGGCGTGGTCTTTGCGGACGATGGCGTGGACAAGGGCAAGCTGGGGCAAAACTTTGATGAGCAGATCCAGAAAGCCGGATATTTCGCCCTGATCCACGGCGAGAGCTTTGGCTTTTGGAACAACGACCATCTGGTGATTTTCAAGCTGACCGAGTTTGCGCCCCTGTACGATGAAAAGACAAGTCTTTTGCAGGCGGGTGTGCGCTTCTGGCGGCTGAATCCTGACACGGATATGCACTATATCCTGTACGAGCTGGATGGCTTCACTGAGTACACGGAAAGCAAAATCGGAAATGTGATGCAGGAGACAACGCCGAAGCAGGCATACAAGAGCGTTACCGTTACCACACCCGGCGGCGGGCTGGAAAGCGTGGAGGGCGAAAACTACAGCGCTCTTCCCATTGTGCCGCTGTGGGGATCCGACCTGCACCAGAGCACCCTTGTGGGGCTGAAAGCCTACATTGACAACACCGATCTGGTGATGTCCGGCTTCTGCAATGACTTGCAGGACTTTTCGCAGATCTACTGGCTGTGCGAGAACTTCAACGGCATGACCGATGACGAGCTGCAAGAGTTCCTTGTCAAGCTGAATCTGTACCACATTGCAGGCGCAGACACCAGCCAGGGCGGCAAGATCACCCCCTACACCACCGAGATCCCCGTGACGGCCCGGCAGGCTTTGTTGGAGCTGCTCCACACCCGGGTGTATGAGGACTTCGGCGGTCTGGATGTGCACTGTGTCAGCGCGGACAGCACCAACGACCATCTGGATGCAGCCTATGAGCCGCTGAACCAGAACGCGGACGACTTCGAGGCTCAGGTCAAGCCGTTCATCCGGCAGATCTGCGCACTGGCTGGCTTTGACAATGCGATGCCGACATTCAACCGCAGCAAGATCACCAACACAGCTGAGCAGGTCGCAACGGTGATTTCTGAGGCACCGATCATCGGGCAGGACATGGCCATTGACCTGCTGCCCAACCTGACCCCGGAACAAAAGGAGCAGGCCAAGGCCGCGCTGATGGCCGAGAGCGCAACACGGGAGACCGTGGACGAGGAGGACGAAGACGATGGCTGAAAACATCATCGGCAAGTTTGTTATTGAGCTGGACGAAAACGACAGGAAACTTTTGGAGCGGTTTGCAAATGCAGTCGAATTGATGCAGCCGACCACGATTGATTGGGACACGCCAAAAGTCCGCGCAGTAGGCGTTGACGAACTCGGAAACATCAAATTTGGACCCGCCGGGGAAAACAATGAACGACCGTGACCGTATCTCTACCCGCCAGCTGAACCGCCTGCGCCGCCGTATCCTTCGGGTGTACGGCACTGCCCGCCGGGAGATGCAGGAGCAGCTGACTGAGTTTCTGGCAAAGTACAAAGCGCTGGACGAGCGCAAGCGAGCGCAGCTGGACGCAGGCGAGATCACCGAGGATGATTACCGCATCTGGCTGCAAAATCAGGTCTTTCAGTCCGATTTGATGCACGCTAAGCTGGACGGCATCACCCAGACCTGCACCACAGCCCAAGAGACGGCCTACAAGCTGGCCCGGGACGAGCAATACAATATCTTTTCCTTTGGCGCAAACTGGGCTTTTTATGAGCTGGAACAGGCCGCAGGCGTGACGTTTGGGCTGACCCTGTACAACACCGAAGCGGTCAAGCTGCTGCTGAAAGAGAACTCCCGCATGGTGCCAAACAAGCGCATCAAGAGCGAAAGCAATCGCACCTATGACGCCCGGGTGTTCAACCGCTACGTCATGCAGGGCATCGTGCAGGGCAAGAGCGTCCACGACATCGCTGTTCAGGCCGTCAACGGCATGGCAGACACGGAGATCCACTGGGCCATGAACAACGCTATCACGGCCCTTACCAGCGCCCAGAACGCCGGGGCTTTGCAGCAGATGCACAACGCCCAGGCTTTGGGCATCGAGGTCAAAAAGCGCTGGAACTCCACCCACGACTACCGCACCCGTGAGATGCACCGCCTGCTTGACCAGCAGACAGCAGAGCTTGACGAGCCTTTCAAGGTCATGGGCTACGAGATTCAGCGCCCCGGCGACCCTAATGCAGCCCCGGAAATGGTCTATCACTGCCGCTGTGTGCTGTCCTCTGCGCTGGTCAAGTACCCCCGGCAAAACGCCATGCAGCGGGACAACGTAACAAAAGAGGTCACGCCTGTCATGGATTACACCGAGTGGTACAAAGCCAAGGGCGGCAAAGAGAAAGAACAGATGTGGTGGGCGGAAGAAAGAAAACGGAGAAAGGAGAACGGAAAATAATGGAAGCAAAAGAAGCAATGGAAAACTGGAACAGCGGAATTTCCGAGCTGTTTTCTATCATATGTAAAAAAGAAGAACCCACAGCGTTGGTTTGCGATGTGGAGCCGTTAATACGAAGATGGAAAGAAAAGGTAGAAAAAGCAAAAAGTACGGCTCTTAAAGATTATGACGTACTGGATTCTTACGAAACGGCGCTTGAAGAACTGGAAAAGTTTGCGGAAGAAAACAAGCTGTAAGCTCAAGAAAAAGTAAGGTTTGGAGGGATAAACCATAAACTTTAACTACGACATCAACTTCACCGACAACACCCCGCAGCTCCATGAGGCGCTGGATTCATGGGCGGAGCGGGTGCTGACCATCTGGGGCATGAAAGTGCAGGATTACGCCCAGCTGCTTGTACCCACCGGCACGGCAGACAGCACTGGCATTGAGGGCTACGTGGGCGGCGCGCTCAAGCAGAGCCTGACCTTTGCCCTCGACCTCGCAAAAAAGACCGTGACCATCGGCAGCAATCTGTTTTACAGCGTCTATGTGGAGTTGGGCACGGGCATCTTTGCCGAGAAAGGCAGCGGACGCAAAACGCCGTGGGTCTGGAAAGACTTCAACGGCAAGTGGCACTTTACCCGGGGCATGAAAGCCCGCCCGTTCCTCCGCCCGGCGGTGGAAAATCACATTGACGAGCTGCGAGAGATCGCGGTGGAAGAATGGAACAAGGAGGCGTAATTTATGAATTTGGAGAAAATGTTCAAAACACCAAAAGAAAAGTTCCTGCCCGATGATGTGAAAACTGCGCACTGCGAGGCAGAAGACCTTTTCCTTGAGCTTGCAACGCAGCTTGACGCACTTCCTGAAAGCCGAGAAAAAAGTCTGTGCATGACAAAATTACAGGAAGCGAAGTTTTGGGCGGTCGAATGTATCACCAAAGTTGCACGCAAAAACTAAATACTCAGCGGTTGGCGCACAGCGTCAGCCGCTTTTTTATGCCGCTTTAGCTCAGGTTGGCAGAGCGCCGGATTTGTAATCCGGGGGCCGTGGGTTCAAGCCCCACAGGCGGCACCACACCGGCAGCACGTCCGGCAAATAAACCTTATTGCCAAGCATGGCAGCCCGAGCAAGGGCGGAAAGGACTATCACATGGCACTCGAACGCAAGACTCTCCGGGCGATTCTGGAAGATGAAACGACTGACACCAGCGGCAAGCTCAAGAAAATTTTGGATGTGCTGCATGAGGAAACGGACGCTTTGCAGAACCAGCTCGATGAGAAGAACGCAGCCCTCGCCAAAGCCGAAAAGGACCGGGACGCAGCCAACGGCGGCAAGGAAGCCGCTGAAAAGGCGCTGACCGACTACAAGGCCCAGCAGACCAAGAAAGACACCCACGCAGCCAAGGAAGCCAAGTTCCGGGAGATGCTGAAGTCCGCCGGGGTGCTGGACAAGTATGCTGATCGGGTCGTGCGGCTGTCTGGCGAGGACATCGACAAGCTGGAGCTGGACGAAAAGGGCAACGTCAAGGACGCCAAGAAGCACACCGACAGCCTGAAAGCGGATTGGGGTGACTTTGTGGCGACCACCACGACCACCGGCGCAAAGGTGGACACTCCGCCCACCAACACCGGCTCCAAAATGACCAAAGACCAAATTTTTGCAATCAAGGACGCCGGCGAACGCCAGGCGGCCATCGCAGCAAATGCCGACCTGTTCACAGGCGGCGGAAAGGAATAACACATGGCAGCAAAGGATAATCTGATCACCACTACCGAAATCACCGTCAACCCCCGGGAAATCGACTTCGTCACCCGCTTCCAGCGCAACTGGGAGCACCTGCGGGAGATCATGGGCATCATGCGCCCCATTCGGATGCAGCCCGGCACCGTGCTGAAGAGCAAGTACGCCCAGGGCACCCTGCAGAGCGGCACCGTGGCAGAGGGCGAGGAGATCCCCTACAGCCAGTACACCGTCAAGGAGAAAGACTACGGCAAGATCACCATCGAGAAGTACGCCAAGGCCGTATCTCTGGAGGCTATCCAGAATTATGGCTACGATGTGGCCGTGCAGAAGACCGATGACGAGTTCCTGTTCGACCTGACCGCAAAGGTCACGGACAAGTTCTACAAGTACCTGAACACCGGCAGCCTGAAAGGCACCCCAAAGACTTTCCAGATGGCTCTGGCCATGGCAAAGGGCAGTGTGGAGAACAAGTTCAAGAATATGCACCGCACAGTCACCGGCGTTGTGGGCTTTGCCAACGTCCTGGATGTGGCGGAGTACCTGGGCACCGCCCCGATCACCATCCAGAACCAGTACGGCTTCCAGTACATCAAGGATTTCATGGGCTACAACACCATCTTCCTGCTGTCTGACGGCGAGATCGCAAAGGGCAAGGTCATTGCCACCCCCGTGGACAACATCGTGATGTACTACGTTGACCCCTCCGACAGCGACTACGCAAAAGCTGGGCTGGTGTACACCACCGCAGGCGAGGCCAACAACCTGATCGGCTTCCACACCCAGGGCAACTACACCACCGCCGTCTCTGAGAGCTTCGCCATCACCGGCGTGACCCTGTTTGCTGAGTACCTGGACGGCATCTCTGTCCAGACCATTACCCCGGGTGAATCGGTCTGACCTGCAAGGGGGTGACTTTGCATGACCGTCCCTGAGCTGTGCGTTTACACGCACAATTTCTTTGACCGGGCGGACGACCCCGTTTCCGGGGAGTTTGCCTTTGAGCCGGATACCGTGCCCGCCGGGGTAGTGCCGGGGCAGTATTTCCTCGTGTGCGGATCCATCTTCAATGACGGCGTGCACAAGGCCGGGGACGGCGATCTGACCGCCGAGACCTTTAATGGCACGGTACAGCCTATGCGCGTCCCTCCTGATTTTGTGGCGCTGGCTGAAAAAATCGACGCATACGACAAGGCGCTCCCGGCCGGTGGCGTGTATGTGTCCCAGTCCTTTGGCGGATGGTCCGGCACCATGGCTACAGGCGCGGACGGGCTGCCCGCTGACGGCAAGACCCGCTATAAATCCGAGATCAACCAGTGGAGGAAGATGTGACATGGTCAACGCGTTCACTGCATCCACCGTGATGCAGAGCTTTACCCAAAAATACCGCTTTCAGACCCGCAGCTATGAGCCGGACGGCGTGGGCGGCTTTGTGTCCGGCTGGCAGGACGGTCCCGAGTTTGAGGCCGTGGAGCGCCACGACACCACCGTGGAAGCCCAGGTGGCGGAGCAGGCTGACACCGCATCTACCTATACCCTGCTGGTCAACACCGGTGTGCCGCTGGCTTTTCCGGACTACATCAAGCGGGTAAGCGATGGGCAGACTTTCCAGATCACAAGCACAGCGGACGAAGCCAAAGCCCCGCCGGAATCCGGCATGGGGCTGCGGGCCGTCAAGTGCAAAAAGGCGGTGCTGCCGTAATGGGGGCCGCCGAGAGCATCAACCGGGCGCTGAACACGTTCTTCAACGGGTTCGGCATCCCCGGCTATCTGGAAGACAACATCCCGCCCGCCGTTTCCCTGCCCTACCTGACCTACAAGCCTGCCGTCCCCGGCGGCTGGAACGAGGAAGCGTCGTTTCATGGCCGCTTGTGGTATCCAAGCAGCGCAGGGCGTTTACCCATCTTACAGACCGAAGACAAAATCAGCGCAGCCCTTGCAGGCGGTTTGACCGTGCCGTGCGAGGGCGGCGCTATTCTTTTGCGCAAAGGCACCCCGTGGGCCCAGCCGATGGACAACCCGCCCGAGGGCTATTTGTGCGAGTACCTGAATTTTGAGATCACGCAGCTATGCGAGTAAGGAGAATTATGGGAAGAAAATTTACCAAAATTTCCGCAGAAGCATTCAAGTCCATGCAGATCAACGCGGGCCTTGTGCTGAACAAGTTCGACACTGAGGGCCAAACCGCCGTCGCTGATGCCGACATCATCTGCGCAACCACTGGCGGCATCACCGCCACCTGCACCCCCAACATCACCGACCTGGGCGAAGATGTGGACAACTGCCAGAAGAACACCGTGGAGCTCATGGAAATTGAGGACTACGACTGCAAGCTGGCCTTCACCGCGCTGAATACCTCCGCCGAGGTCATCCGCATGGCGCTGGGCGCAGCGGACGTGGCCGGGGGCAAGGTAACGCCCCGCATGAAGTTCAAAACTGACAAGACCACGGGCGACTTCAAAACCATTTGGTTTGTGGGCGACCTCATCGGCGGCGGTTATGTGGCTGTTCGGCTGGACAACACAATCAGCACGGGCGGCCTGTCCCTCAAGACAACTGACAAGGGCAAGGGCAATGTGTCCGTCACCCTGACGGGCTGTGTCCGAATGGGAGACGAGACCGTCCCCATGGAGTTCTTTGTGAGTGAAGACGCGGCAGCATAAGGAGTGGAACAATGAAAACTCTCAACCAGATGGACGAAACAGAATTTCTGCGCCACTGTTACATGATCGCGGACAAGGTGGCCGCCCTGCTGACCGAGACGCAGGTGATGGAGCTGCGAAAAGTCGGCCCCATCCTCACGGGCAGTGAAACCCCAGATGAGCTTAAGGCCAAAAAAGAAGCCCAGGGCCGCAAGAACATCAAGGCAATGGCAAAAAAGCTGCTGTTCGACAACGCTCAGAACACAGCGGAGCTGCTGCCTTTGCTGTATGAGCTGGAAACGGACAAGGACGGCAACCCTGAAAAGATGACTCCCTTCAAAACCCTGCGCGTTATCACGGAGACCATCAACGACCGGGATGTGCTGGATTTTTTATCCTCGTTGGTGAGGTTGGCTCAGACCGATATCGGCGGCTGATCTCATCCATCCGGCTGGATATGCTGAAAGC